TTAAGTTATGAGCATTTTCGTACTTCTCTAACATTTTCTCCTTAGAAACCAAAAAAGCCCCTTTGAGGGCTGATTCCTTTTCCACTGTAGTTTTTATTAGAGTTTTAGTTTCAAGAGCATTAGCGGCGTTGCTAAAAGGTGCAAACAACCCAACCAGTGCTATCAAACCTAACCAAACCCCTTTATTCTTGTCTCTCATTGTATATTACCTCCTAGAGCAAAATTGCTACCTCACGGTAGCCTTAATCTAATTGTAGCACGAATTTGCTTTAAAAAGCAAGTTTTAACAATATTTTTTTATTTTATTATAAATGTTATGCTTGGAAGTGGTATAATAATTGAATGGCTGAAACAACTATTTATGATTTACCCTACCCAACAAACACAGATCCTGTAGATGTTGCTGGGGATATTCAATCATTAGCAGAAGCAATAGATGCCGTATTACCTACAATTGGTCTTCCATTTCATACCCTTGAAATTCGTAATGTTAGCGGGGTATCAATTGCAAAAGGAGATCCAGTATACATAACAGGATATTCAACTAAACCAACAGTAGCAAAATCAGATACTGCAACAATTGGTACATTTCCAGTAGTTGGTTTGGCGCAGTCTGCAATTGGAAATAACTCAGATGGTGTTATTGTTATTTCTGGTGTTTTTACTGACATTAATACTGCTTCATATACAGCAGGAGATGTTTTATATGTAGCATCTGGTGGAGGTCTTACAGCAACTAAGCCAGCATCAAATGTTGTAACTGTTGGAGTTGTTGCAAAATCTAATTCAACAAGTGGTGTTATTATTGTTTCATCCCCACGATCAAGGGCAGCAACTTGGGGAGCACTTAAGGAAGGCTTACTATAATGGCTACATACAGAGGGCAAGGATCAGATTCTTTTTCTATTGGAGCAGCCCCACCAAATGTTCTTTGGACAGTAGTTCGTGGAGACACAGCAGCATTTAGAGTTTATGTAACAGATGAAAATCGTAATCCACTAACCATTAGCGAGTGGACTATCTCGATGGATATTGCTAGGAGAACTGTTAATAATAACGTGGTAACTTATCCAGTAATTGTTTCATTAAGTCCAGAAGCAACTTTACAAGATGATGATGGCGAGTTTACAGTTTCTCTTACTTCTGGTGAATCAGAAGATCTTGAGACTGGTGATATTTTCGATATTCAATTATCTGACGCTACCCGCACATGGACAATCTGCAAGGGTACTATAACAGTAATTGAAGATGTAACTTCTGCTGAGAGTTAATTATGCCAGTTGAAAAAATTACTACCATTGAAATTGCGAAGGTATCAGTAAAGCCAACTGAATATACAGATGTAAACATAACAAGAATAGGAACCACTCTTTCAGAGGTTCAGGGAATATACCCATTTAAGGTTAGGTTTAAAGATATTGGCTACCCTGGTTTTTCAACAAACACAACTCCAGGAATTGGCATAGCAGTCATCGGCAGTACCTTCTACATTTTATGATATAATCAATTATTATGGCTATTATCAGCATCACAGATCTAAAAGCAAAGTTTGAGGCTGGAGATTATCCACGCAGCGCCGATTACACAGACCTTATAGATACACTTGCATCAGATGTTCATGTTTCATCATTTCAGCCAAGTTCTCCATTATTAAGCCCACTTTGGTTTAATACATCAACACTAAATCTTTCAGTTTATAATGGAACAACTTGGGTAACTATTGGTGGTGGGGCTTCTGGTGCATCTGCTTATGAACTTGCAGTAACAAATGGATATTCTGGAACAGAAGCGCAATGGTTAGCATCTTTGGTTGGTGCTACTGGTGCAACAGGTCCTACTGGCGCAACAGGAGCAACAGGTCCACAAGGTATTCAAGGTTTAACAGGAGCAACTGGTGCACAAGGACCTAAAGGTGACACTGGAGATACAGGACCTACGGGAGCAACTGGCGCTACTGGTCCACAAGGTGCAACGGGTGCAACAGGAGCAAGTGCATCAGATTTAAATCCTTGGACTGCATATACACCAACATGGACTTCTGATTCAGGAACTCCAAGTATTGGCAATGGTTCAATTACTGGTCGTTATAAGCAAATAGGTAAGACTGTATTTTTTAATCTCAAGTTAACTTATGGAAGCACAACTACAGGTGGTTCTGGTGCATGGATGTTTGGACTACCAGTAACTGCATATAACGACAACTACCAATTTGCAGTTTCTATTTTAAACTCTGGTGCTGCTTGGTACGGTGCTATTGCCAATGGAAACTATAAAGGCTCAACAAGTTATTTTTCAGTAATTCATCAAAATGACACATTGTCTACAGTTTGGGGAGGAGTAAGTTCTACCGCCCCTTTTACATTTGGCACCTCAGACACCCTGACAGTTTCAGGCAGTTACGAAGCAGCCTAATCTAATTATTTAGTCTAAATATGATATAATCACATATATGGCTATAGTACCAATAACCACGCTAAAGACAAAGTTTGAGTCTGGAGATAGACCTACTGGACAAGACTTTGCAGATCTAATTGATACCACTTCATACCGTGCAGAAGCACTAGGTGGAGATGGCAACAATTCATCAACAATAACAGGTATTGAAACAGCAACAGTATTTGACACTATTGATACCAGTGTCTGGAGAACCATAAAGTATCTTATTCAGGTTTCACACCCATCTACAAGTGTATACAAAAGCACAGAGATAAACATAGTTTTTGATGGAACAAATCAAAATATAACAGAGTTTGGCACGGTATCCAATACGGCAAACGCTATTGGAAATATCACTGCTAATTTAAATTCTGGTATAATCAGTATGACGGTAACACCCGTACTATCGCCGATGACCATTCGGTACTATCGAACTGGTTTAAAGGCATGACCCAAAGGAGCACCACATGGCAACAGTAGACAAAGCCTTTAGAATTAAAAATGGCTTAGTTGTTGAGGGTAGTACCGCTACCGTCAATGGACACGATGTACTTACAAAATCAATCATAAATGCAAAAGGCGATTTAATTGTTGGTACTGCAGATAACACAACAGATATTTTAACTGCTGGAACAAACGGATATGTTTTAACAGCAGACTCAAACGAAGCAAAAGGACTAAAGTGGGCAGCAGCCCCAGCAGTAGGAGCATTTGAAACTTCAATTGTATTTGAAGGTTCCACAGCAGATTCTTACGAAACAACACTTACAGTTACAGACCCAACAGCAGACCGTACAATTACACTTCCTAACGTATCAGGTACTGTAATTACAACTGGTGATGCTGGCACAGTAACTAGCACAATGATTGAAAATGGAACCATTGTCGATGGTGACATTAGTGCATCTGCAGCAATTGGTGCTAGTAAGATTGCTGGAACAGCCGTAACTCAGGCTGACTCAGGAACAGTTACATCAACAATGATTGCTAATGACACAATTGTAGATGCAGATATTAACTCTGCTGCAGCAATTGCTCAGTCTAAGATTGCAAACCTTACAACAGATCTTGGAAATAAGGCTTCAGCATCAGACCTTACAACACACACAGGCGCTTCAATAGGAGTACACGGTGTAACTGGTTCAGTAGTTGGAACATCTGACACACAAACACTTTCAAATAAAACACTTACAAGCCCAGTAGTTACTGGTCTTACTCTTAATGACTCAAGCGTTGTATTTGAAGGTTCATCAGCAGATGCAAACGAGACAACACTTACAGTAACAAATCCTACAGGAGATCGCACTATTACTTTGCCAGATGCTACAGGTACTGTTGTTACAACTGGCAACCTTCATAACATTACTGAGTTTGGAGTACTTACTTCACCAATCGTAATGGAAGGTTCTACAGCAGATGCTCACGAACTCACAATTTCTGCAGGTGACCCTACCGCAGATCGTACAGTAACTTTTCCAGATGCTACAGGTACTGTTGCTCTCACAAATAACAAGTTAGATGCTTTTGCTGCAACAACTTCAGCAGAACTTCGTTCAGTAATCTCTGATGAGACTGGTACTGGCGGACTTGTTTTTGCTGATACCCCAACACTTATAACACCAAACATTGGTGTAGCAACTGGTACATCTTTGGTTCTTTCAGGGGACTTAACAGTTAATGGTACAACAACTACAATTAACTCAACAGAAATTACAATTGATGATAAAAATCTTGTTCTTGGTGCAGTAGCAACTCCATCAGATGCAGGCGCTGACGGTGGTGGTATTACTCTTAAGGGTGCTACAGACAAGACTATTAACTGGGTAGATGCAACTGATGCATGGACATTCTCTGAGCATGTTAACCTTGCTTCAGGAAAAGAATTTAAGGTTAATGGAACATCACTTAAAGATGCAGCAGAAACTCTTACAAATAAGTCAATTAGTGGTTCAGCAAATACACTGACAAACATTCCAAACAATGCTTTGTCAAACTCAGCAATTACAATTAACGGATCATCAATTTCTCTTGGTAATTCAGCAACATTTGGAACAGACAACATAGGTGAAGGAACTACAAACCTTTACTTCACAAACGAAAGAGCACAAGACGCTGTAGGTAATGCAGTAGGTACTGGTCTTACATATACAGATTCAACAGGAGCAATTGCAGTAGATACAACTGCAATTCAGGCTAGAGTCGCAGATGTTTCAGATACAGAAATTGGATATCTTAACGGTGTTACTTCAGGAATTCAATCACAAATTGATACAAAGGCTGCATTAATATCTCCATCATTTACAACACCAAATATTGGTGCTGCATCAGGTACAAGCCTTGCATTAACAGGATCAATTACTCTTGCTGATGCTCTTATCGGAACAGCAACACAGGCACTTACTGATGGAAATGCAACAGTAGTTGACTCATGGTCTGCTTCAACATATTCATCAGCAAAGTATGTTGTTCAGATGAAGAACGGTAATGACATTGAAGTTCTAGAAGTTCTAGTAACTGTTAATGGAGAAAACAATGTTTATCTAACTGAATATGCAGATGTTCAGAGCAATGCACAGATTGGTACAACAGATGCAGACTATTCAGGTGGAAATGTTCGCCTAAAGGTTACAGCATCAAATGGTACAACAGTAAAGGTTCACAAGACGCTTATCGAAGCGTAATGTGGGCTGAAGGGACAGTGAACTTCAGTGGCAACTAACAATAAAGACTTTGTTGTAAAGCAAGGGCTCAAGGTTGCTACTGGAGTTACGTTCCCAGATAACTCTGTACAAACTACAGCATTTACTGGAAGTTCTTTAACCGTTGGTGGATCTTTCCCAGTTAGCCCATCAAATGGTGCAATGCATTTAGATACTAATACATCTAAGATTTATTATTACTATAGTTCTCAATGGAATGCCCTTGCAAATTATGATGACACACAAACAGTTGTAGACCATACTCACTCAACAGGTCTTAATGAAGGTGGATTCTTAAAAGATATATATCCATATAATGGAAATGGTGTAACATACCCAGCCTTTGTCTGGGAAACTTTAGATGGTGGAACTCCAGGAACACTATCATTTGCCAATACTATTGATGGTGGGGCAGCGGCATGAATTCTGGTATAATGATTAATATTGTGGAGGTTTACTAATGGCAACTAGAATTCAAGTTCGTAGAGGTACTACCTCTGAGTGGAATACAGCAGATCCAATCCTTAACGAAGGTGAAATTGGATATAATAGTACCCTTGGTCAAATTAAAGTTGGTGACGGAAGTAGTCTTTGGTCTGAATTAGATTATATTGTAAGTTCATCTTCACTAGATACCAGTCTTGGTTCTTATATTCCAGATAGCGAAAAAAGTGCAGTAAATGGAGTTGCAGAACTTGATGGAAGCAAAAATATTCTTGCTCCAGCAGGTATTATTTTTGAAGGTACAGCAGATGCTTATGAAACCACTTTAGTAGTAACAGACCCAACTGCTGACAGAACCATTACATTTCCCAACTCTACAGGAACAGTAGCGTTAACAACAGATCTTTCTTCATATGCTACTTTAGCAAACCCAACATTTACTGGAACTGTTAATGCAGCAGACCTAACTTTGTCTGGAAATCTAACTGTAAATGGAACTACAACGACAGTAAATTCAACAACTGTCAATATTCAAAATGCCTTTGTTTTTGAGGGTACAACGGCAGATGCATTTGAAACTACTTTAACAGTAACTGACCCAACCGATGATAGAACTATTACTCTTCCAGATGCTACAGGAACTGTACAACTTAGAGTTACAGATGTTTCTGATACAGAGATTGGTTATCTTAACGGAGTAACATCAGCAATTCAAACACAGATTGATTCAAAGTCTCCTACAGCAGGAAATACATCACTTGTCACACTAGGTACAGTCACCACTGGTACATGGTCTGCAGATACTATTGCAATAAATAAAGGTGGAACTGGACAAACAACTGCAATGGCTGCAGCAACTGCTCTTCTTCCATCACAAACATCTAATTCAGGAAAATATCTTACAAATGATGGTGCAGGAACTTTATCTTGGGCAACTGTTTCAGGATATTTAGCACCAACGCTTGGATCAACGTCAATTGCATCTGGTGCAACAGTAACTACAATTGCTGGTCTAACACTATCAAATGCCACCCTTTCTGGTTCACTAACAGCAGGTGGTGGTACAGGAACAAGCGGTCAAGTATTACAATCAACTGGCTCTGGTGTACAATGGTCAACACCTGCAGCAGGCGCTGCATTTAGCGAATTTATGCTAATTGGTGCATAGTACTTAATAAAAACAAAAGTGCTTAACTATAAAGTTAACGTTTAGTGTATGTTTTATGCGTATTTACTTTTTATAAATCTATGATATACTAAGACTACTTCCGAATTTGTGAAGTACTCTATTAATTTTCTATGAAAGGTAAATAAATGTCAGATGTTTTCTCATTCCGTTTGTCGGAGGATTTTGTAAATAAATATAATAATGTGCCAGCACCTTTTGGCTTTTCAGACGCAGGCTCAAACTCGTTAGGAGAAATTACATTTATTCGTACATATTCTCGTGTTAAAGAAGACGGTACAAAGGAACGCTGGCATGAGGTTTGCCGTCGTGTAATCGAGGGTATGTATTCAGTACAAAAGAACCATGCTAAAGATAATCGCCTACCATGGAACGATAACAAAGCACAGAAGTCTGCACAAGAAGCCTTTCAAAGAATGTTTGAGTTAAAGTGGACACCACCAGGTCGTGGACTCTGGGCATTTGGCACACCTATGACTATGGAGAAGCGTAACTCTGCTTCCCTTCAAAACTGTGCTATGGTATCCACTCGTGATATTGATCGTAATGATCCAGGAGCCTTGTTCGCTTGGGTAATGGATGCATTGATGTTAGGTATAGGTGTAGGGTTTGATACCATTGGTCAGGATAAGCAGATGCCTATCTATGCTCCTACAGAACCAGCCTCAATCTATGAAATCCCAGACACCCGTGAAGGTTGGGTAGAATCAGTTCGTCTCTTAATTAACTCCTTCCTGCGCCAAAATCAACCTATCCAAGAGTTCAACTATGACCTTATCCGTCCTCTAGGAGCCCCTATTAAAGGCTTTGGAGGCGTTGCAAGCGGTCCAGCACCACTTATTGATCTCCATACACGGATTCGTAATGTAATTGGCTCTAGAGCGGGAGAAGTTCTTGATTCTCGTGCTATTGTCGACATTGTAAATCTTATTGGGACATGTGTAGTATCTGGCAATGTTCGTCGCTCAGCAACTCTTGCTTTGGGCTCTCCTGGAGATGAAGGTTTTATTAATCTTAAAAATCCAGAGGTATTTCCAGAACGCAACTCATATGATCCAGAAAAACCAGGTTGGGCATGGATGAGTAATAATTCTATTGCTGCAGAAGTAGGAACAAAGTATGAAGACTATGTTGACCTAATTGCAGATAATGGCGAGCCAGGTTTTATTTGGCTTGATGTTGCTAGAAACTTTGGTCGTCTTGCAGATCCTGCAGATGGAAAAGATTCTAGAATTATGGGTTTTAATCCTTGTGCAGAGCAGCCATTGGAATCATATGAACTTTGTACACTTGTAGAAGTGCACTTAAACCGTCATGAATCTAAAGAAGACTTTCTAAAGACATTGAAGTTTGCATATTTGTATGGTAAGACTGTTACTCTTATGCCAACGCATTGGCAACAGACAAACGGTATTATGCAACGTAACCGCCGTATTGGTACATCTCTTACAGGTATTGCTGCATTTGCTGATGAGCACGGTCTTCCAGTTATTCGTGAATGGATGGATGAAGGATATAATACAATTCGTAAATACGATCATTCCTATTCCGAGTGGCTATGTGTTCGTGAATCAGTTCGTGTAACAACTGTTAAGCCTTCAGGATCTGTCTCACTTCTCTCTGGTGCTACACCTGGAGTTCACTGGGGACCTGGCGGAGAATTCTATCTTCGTGCTATTCGTTTTGGAGATCAAGATCCAATGCTTCATTTATTTAAAGCAGCAGGGTATAAGATTGAAGCAGATCTTGTATCAGCAAATACACAAGTTGTATATTTTCCAGTTGCGTCAGGACATAAGCGTTCTGAGAAGCAGGTTAGCCTATTTGAAAAAATTGGTTTGGCAGCAACTGCTCAGAAGTACTGGTCAGATAATGGTGTTTCTGTAACACTATCATTTGATAAGGAAGAAGAGAAAAAGTTTGTTGCTCCAGCACTCAACATGTACGAGGGACAACTCAAGGCAGTCTCATTCCTTCCAATGGGAAATAAGACTTATCCGCAACAGCCTTATACAGAGATCACACGAGAAGAATATAATGCTTACGTAGGAACAATTGGCAAGATTGATTGGTCTGCTATTTATGATGGCAAGGATAATCTAGATGCCGAGTCTGAAAAGTATTGTTCTACAGATGCTTGTGAGATCAAACTTTATTAGTCTCTAGCCTGCTATAATAAGGGGATAGGAGAAAAATGTCTAACCCTTCCAATTTATATGCAGAAAAGATATACAGCGAACATCCGCTAGTTCTTTGGGCGTTAGATGATCAGGCTGATTACATAACCCTAATTACTGAGGCTCAACGTGATGTTGAGAATGAGTGGTCAGTAACTGGCGGTACTGCTTCAGAAGGAACAACAACAGATGAGCCATTTAAAGATAGCATAACTGTAGAACTTCAAGGAGATGTCCCAACTGGAGCCACTAATGATATTATTTGTATTAGTCCAGATTTAGTAAATTTTCAAGACTTAAACTCTGATCTTGGTACATTTTCTGTTGGTGGGTACTTTTATTCAAACAGCGCCTATTTAGATTCAGTTTCAATTGGATACGAATATACAGATACTACAACATCTCTGACAGTGCAAAAACTAGAAACTTTTGATACAAATCTTTTCCAAAAATGGGGTTTCATATCTGGAACATTTGAAGTTCCTAATGAGTTTACTAATCTTCGTGCAGTTGTAAAAATTGCCACAGTAAGTGGTGGACCAACCCCAGAAGCCTATCAATTTTATTTAAACGGAATAAGTGTTGGTCAATGGTCTGAAGAGTTTAACACAACGTCTTTAGGCATTACACCCCAGACTTTTCCATCAACTATAGCAATTACTACAACAGACAAAGTTGTTCCAGCAGCAGCATACGGTTTATCTGGAAACCAGGGCTACTACATTGTAAATAATAATGCTTTGCTTGCTAAAAATACAAGCATCCCTCTTGTTTATGGAGCATCAGGTGTTACTAGACTAATTCCAAATAATTCAGGAAGACCTTCTTTGATAGTTCCAGGAAAAGGATTTTTAAATGAGGCAGGAAGATATAAAGAGTATACTGTAGAGTTTTGGGCAAGAATTAACTCAAGTGCATCAACACCAAAAAGAATATTTGGTCCTATTGCTGGATCTAATGGTCTTTATGTTGAGGGTGGATTTTTAACTCTTGTAATAGGAGACAACTTTGCTTCACACTTTGTTGGTGAATGGGTTAGACCAATGCTTATTCAGGTTCGTTTAATTAGAAACTCAGCAACAGTATTATTAAATGGTGAAGAAGTTATATCTATGGCAATAGATACTGCAACTATTACTTTGCCAGAAGAAACACTAAATGGAGATTCACAAGACTGGCTTGGCTTTTATGCCTACTCAGATGTTACTCCAGTAGAAATTGACTGTGTTGCAATATATTCATATCAAATTCCAATTACTGTTGCAAAGCGTAGATGGGTATACGGTCAAGGTGTTTTGTCTCCAGAAGGCATTAACTCAGCCTACGGTGGAACATCTGCTTTTATAGATTATCCATTTGCCGATTATACTTCTAACTATACTTACCCAGATTTTGCACAATGGCAGCAGGGTAGTTTTGATAACTTAACTACAACTTCAACATCTTTGACAACTCCAGAATATGAACTTCCAGAAATATTTTTAGATTCAAAAACACTACAAGACCTATATGATGATTGTCAGGCAGTTCAAACAGTAGAGTCTGGACCAGTTGAACCTTATAAATTCATTACATTTAGACCTAATGTTGGATGGAATTCAGAACAATGCTATTTTAACTTCCCAAGGTTTAATATATTAAATGATCAGGTAAAGGCTATATATGGAGTATTCAGTACATCAGACATAGGACCAGAGTCGGGACCAACCGTACAGCCACAAACACTAATCAAGATATATAGCACATTAACTGGAGATTACTTTATAATTAAGCAAGAAGAAGATGTTATTAAATATGTTCTTAACTATAATGGAACAGATGAAGAGTTATACACAACAGCATCTTTAGAGTCTGATCAGTTGTTTTCTGTTGGAATTAACCTAGATGATATTTCAAATAATTTTGGAGAAAATGTTTCAGCATTTTTTGGTAATCAAAATGGGCTACAAACATACATCGGCGGAGATGAAGAACCACTAAATACTTTTACTGGTAAAATTTATTCGTTCGGTCTATGTACTGGATTTAATGCTTCTAGTATTTCTGATTACTTTTTGTCTACTGGAATAGCAATATTTGATGACCTATCAATTAGCGGAGTGCTGGAAGAAGAAAATGCTATTGCTCTAATAGCCCATACAGCAAGTTATACATTATTGCCAACAGAGGCTTATGACAAGTTCTTCTTAGATATTGGTGTTTCTGGATATTGGCAAGACTATCTTCCACTATCATATTTTGCTCAATTTGTAACTAATGATGTTGGCAACCAATTTTATGATTTAGATTTTTTACAGTTTAATATAGGATATCCATCACCAGATAAACTTTCAGAAACTGAGACGGTACTAGAAAGTTGGACCTACGGCGATCTAAAAGAAGAATATAAGAACCCATTTCAGCATACTTACGCACAGTTAGATAATATACTTCACACTGGGTGGGCTAACTATCAAGATATGCTAGAAAAGTCTGCAAAGTTTTATGAGTATGATACGTCAAGCGCTTCTATAAGAAGTTATATAACCTTCCAGTATATTGCCGAAGGTGCAAACGCTTTGCAAGATTCTTTTACTATTGTAGAGACTCCAAAGAGTGATAAGATAATTGATATAGATCAGCATCCATCTTGGGCAACAACAAAGTTTGAGGTTGTTGACAATACCCTTATTTACCCAACAAAGACTATAGACTTTAATGACTTGGCTATTGTTTTTCATTTAGAGTTTAAACTTAGAAATATTTTAACAAAGCCTATAAAACTAAGCAGGCTAGAATTTGCATCACAGGCATTGAACAATAACTCGTTTAACCCAATTGGAACCAGATTTGGTCTTAACGTATTTCCATACAAGCGCTCTGGCATTTACTATGACTATAAATCAAAGAACCCATTTAGCATTTATAAGGGAAGCACGCCATATCTATACCTAAATAGAAAAACTGGAATACAGGTTCGTGGAGAATTTGATCAGCAGGTTAATCGTGGTATTGCTGTTCCAATCAACCAAGAGCAAGCAGCAAACTATCGTGTAAGTGCTGCTCAAATTTGGATGAGATATGATGATGAGCAGTTCCCAATTATTCCAACAGAGTTGTTTGAAATTGACTATAAAGGTGACACAATTAAGTTTTATATGGTTGCCGATAGTGAAAAGGGAACAAGGGCAAAGATATATGCAAAAAGCCTAGCCTCTGGTTTACCATTTAATGGACTAGCCTATTACTGGAATGGAATATTGGTTAGAGAGCCAGTCTTAACAGTTAAAGAGTGGGGTGTACTAGGAATTGCATTTGGAACAGCCCTAAACTTTGATTCATACCTTGGCGGTATTAATCTAACAGGACCAATGCTATTTAATAATATAGCCTACTACCAGGCTAATAATCTACAGCAGGTACAGAGTACTATTACTAGACCTTGGCTTAGGGTTAAGACTGATGGAGTTACAAACTACCAGTGGCAGTACTGGCTAAATAACTTTACTTGGGAAGGTGTATTGGTAGTTGAGGCTTCAGACCTATACGGAGTTAACCCTGCAGATGTTTATAAAACCTACCTTGGAACTAATAAGATTATCATTGATGACTCTGAAGGCATGATATTTGATGCTGAAAAGTTGAGACTGTATTCCGATACAGATTGGCAGACCACGGTCAAGATTCCAGTATAGTATGCTATACTTGTGGTTATGGATGACAAAATTCTTGAAAAAGTTGGCAATGTCCGACGCAAAGTAATAGAAAAAGACTACAATTGGGGTCTATACGTGTACAAAAAGTCAGATGGCAATTGGTTTACTGACGGAAGCGGTAGTGTTTTAAACATACCTTCAGAGCGTGGAGATATCTCAAAGATTGCAGAATTAAGAAAAGCCGCTATGCACTATGGCGATGATGGTGAAGGAAAGCCCGTTTTTGTTCCTGGGCTAACAAGAATTAGCGAAGAAGAGTATTCTGAGCAAATGGATAGAATGAAGAACGGTTTGATTCCTTCTATGAATGACCACGGTGCTTGGGTAGCAGCACGACAAACCTATGATAAGTATGGTAGCGATGACTGATGATTATATAAGAGTTGGGTTAAACACCCAGCCAAAAGAAGATAGCCCATTTAAGGAACAAGATCCTTTTAATAAGTCTTGGGAAAACCTTAAAGACTATAATGGTTTAAATCAAAACTTTCGTAGAAAAACTTCACGGAATGTTGCAAAGGCAGTTATTACTCCAACAGCAGCATATCTAGATGCAGCAAATGCAACACCATCTGGTGTAGATGCATCATCAAAGGCAATCAATCCTGGAACTGTATATCGTAATGGTTATGGTCTATTTGATGTAATTACTCCACCATATAACATGTATGAGTTGGCTAACTTTTATGATACTTCATTTGCTAATCACGCTGCTATTGATGCAAAGGTAGAAAACGTTGTTGGTCTTGGATACTACTTTGAGGTAGCAGATAGAACAATGTTAAGGTTTGAAATGAATGATGATCAAGGAGCAGTTGACCGTGCTCGTCGCCGTATTGAAAGAATGAAGTTAGAATTAAAGGATTGGCTAGAAAACCTTAATGATGATGATTCTTTTACAAAGACAATGGAAAAGTTTTATACAGATGTTCAGGCTACAGGTAACGGCTTCCTAGAAATTGGTCGTACCGTAACTGGAGAGATTGGATATGTTGGTCATATTCCAGCAACAACTGTTCGTGTCCGCCGTCTTCGTGATGGATATGTTCAAATTATTGGAAATTCCGTAGTTTACTTCCGTAATTTTGGGGCTAACAATCAAAACCCAATGACTGCTGACACAAGACCAAATGAGATTATTCATTATAAGGAATACTCTCCTCTAAACACATACTATGGTATTCCAGACATTGTTGCTGCATTGCCATCTCTTATTGGTGATCAACTTGCATCACAATACAATATTGACTACTTTGAGAATAAGGCTGTTCCTAGATATGTTGTTACCTTAAAGGGTGCAAAATTATCTGCTGAGGGAGAAGACAAGATGTTTAGATTCTTGCAGACTGGACTTAAGTCTCAGTCACACAGAACTCTTTATATCCCGCTTCCTGGAGATACTGATCAAAACAAGGTTGAGTTTAAAATGGAGGCTGTTGAAAACGGCATTCAAGATGGCTCATTTAAAGAGTATCGTAAACAGAACCGTGATGACATTCTCATTGCCCATCAAGTTCCAATCTCTAAGTTAGGTGGAGCAGATTCAGGCATTGCTGCAGCACTTTCACAGGATAGAACTTTTAAGGAGCAGGTTTCACGCCCAGCCCAAAAGCACTTGGAAAAGGTTGTCAATAAGATTATTAAAGAAAAAACAGATATACTTGAACTTAAATTTAATGAACTTACCTTGACTGATGAAATTGCACAATCACAGATTATTGAAAGATATGTAAAGACACAGGTTATGACTCCAAACGAGGCTCGTGAGAAGTTGGACTTGCCACAAAGGGCAGATGGCGATGAACCATTTGTAATGTCACCACGTCAAGCAACTGACTCCAGAGCAAATCTGGCAGGGAACCGTGAAAGAGATGCTGAGAGAACTAATAACAATTCAGACTCTACCACAACGGTGGCTGGACGCAATCCACAAGGAGAAGGTAGAGCATCTCAATAATTGAGATAACGTTGAAAATGTTTGGTATAATGGTATCGATATGTTAATAAATAAGGCTCATTGGGTGACTGATGGCGACAATGTTCGTCTATCAATGCCTATTGGAAAAGTTGATATTGAGCGCCGTATGGTGTCAGGTTTTGCTACTCTTGATAATATTGACAAGCAGGGCGACATCGTAACCACAGAGTCTAGTATAAATGCATTTAAGAACTTCCGTGGAAATCTACGTGAAATGCACCAGCCTTCAGCAGTTGGTAAAATTGTTTCTTTTAAAGAAGATCGTTACTTCGATCCAAGTACAAAAAAGTTTTATAGTGGAGTATATGTTTCAGCGTATGTTTCAAAGGGTGCACAGGATGCCTGGGAGAAAGTTCTAGATGGAACTTACACAGGATTCTCTATTGGTGGAAACATCAAGACCTGGGATGATGCATTTAATGAGGAGATGGATAAGACAATTCGTGTTATTAAGGAATATGATCTTTTTGAACTCTCATTAGTTGACTCCCCTGCAAATCAGTTTGCAAGTATTGTATCAATTGAAAAACAAGATGGTCACAATGTTCTTGGTGGTTTGATTTCAAAGGTAGATACAGAAAATATTTTTTATGATCAAGAATCAGGAATGGTTATCTTATCAGATGCAGAAACAGTTTCACACCCAGTTACTGAAAAGCAAATGAAAAACATTGGTTTTGTTGAAAAGAATGATAATGAAAAAGCAGAAATGATAAAGTTCTTAGTTGATAGTGCTAAAGGCATTAGTACAATTAAGATTACAAAGGAGGTTAGTCCTATGAATGAAACAACAGAAGCAGCAGTTGATGCTGCAGTTGAAGAAGTTCAGGTCGCTCCAGAGGCACAGCCAGCAGAAGTTGTAGAAACTCCTGCAGTCGTTGACGAAGCACCAGCAGTTGAAGAACTTGCAGTTGCCAAGTCAGATGATGGTAGTGCAGATTCTTCTGTCGAAAAAACAGAAGAGGGAGAAGTTGTTGCAACAGAAACTGTTGTAGCAAAGTCTGATGAAGCAATTGTTGAGGCAGTTGCAGAAATCAAGAATTCTCTTACAAATGCCTTTGGCGATCTTGCAACAACTATTAAGTCTCTTAACGAGCAAATTGTTGCACTACACAAATCTCTTGACACCGTATCAGGTGAGGTTAAGACCGTATCTGATGAGGTAAAAAATGTCAAGGGAGTTTTTAATGAGTTTGGCAAGCGAGTAGATGCCGTAGAGCAAGATACCGCTTTCCGCAAGTCTGGCGATCTAGGCGAGGTCGTGCAGTTTGAGCCTACCAAGGTTCAAAAATCCCTATGGGGCGGTCGTTTCCTCACATCAACCGACCTATTTAACTAAGGTAAAAATCACTAGGAGGTGAACAATATGTCGGAACAAAATAACAATCTAGAAAAGAACTACCCTGGATCAGGCGGAGCAGGCAATGAGATTAACTCTCAGGGCGGTTTCGTATCTGGTGGTGTTGGTGGTGCAACTGGTCTTGATTCAGCAGCACAGTCTGTAGGATCACAACTCGGTAACACTGCAACAGCAGCATTCGGATCAACATCTGGACCAAACGCAGTAAACCCAACTGGCGCTGCAGGTGGTATTCTAGCACCAGAGCAGGCTCGTCGCTTCATCGACTACGTGTGGGATGCAACAGTTCTCGCCAAAGATGGTCGTAGAGTTACAATGCGTGCTAACACAATGGAGATCGAGAAGGTCAACGTTGGTGAGCGTGTAATTCGTGCTGCTGCTCAAGGAGCACCAGACTACACAAACGCAGGTGCTACTTTTACAAAGGTAGAATTGACAACCAAGAAGATTCGTCTTGATTGGGAAGTCTCTACTGAAGCATTGGAAGATAATATTGAAGGCGGTGCACTTGAAGATCATCTAGTTCGCTTGATGACCAACGCATTTGCTAACGATATTGAAGACCTTGCAATCAATGGTACAGGAACAGGCTCAGATGCCTTCCTTTCCATCATGCCTGGCTTTATCAAGCAGACCCGTGGAACAGTCGGAAACGATGCACACGAGTATGCTGCAACCGTTGCAGACAACAACTACACAACAACAGTAATGCAGGGCTTGCTTCTAGCAATGCCACGCAAGTACCGTGCACTTAAGTCAAACCTTAAGTTCTACGCAGGTACTGATGCTTTTGCTGGTATTGTTCGTAATAACGGTACACTAGCAGATGCTATTTCATCAGCGTTCTCAGATCGCATTGGTAGCACACAGGCAAACCGTCAAGAATTCCTTGATGGAACTGCACAAACACTTGGTAATTCACGTACAACTCGTGTACTCGGTGTAGATGTTCTTGAGGTTCCTTACTACCCTGCAGGTTATGTCGACTTGACATTCCCTCAGAACCGTGTATGGGGCTTCCAGCGTGATATCACAGTAAATCGTGAGTACGTTGCAAAGAAGGACACAATCGAATACACAGTATTCGTACGTTTTGGTATCCAATGGGAAGAACTAGATGCAGTCGCTTATGTCGACTCAGATAGTGCTGATTCCTAAGATTTAACCAATCACTTATAGGGAGGGTAGCGTAAAAACTACCCTCCTTATTCTTTTCTGGTATAATTACAAATAAGCATAGGAGATTTTATGAAGCCAACAATGGAACAATTATCAAAGCAAACCGTTATGGAACTAAAGTCCTATGCCAAAAAGAACGGCATTGATCTATATGGGTCAAATACTAAATTAGAAATCCTAGAAGTTATTGCATCATTCTTTCCACCAACAATAGATGGCGTTGAAGTGAAGCCAGAAGATCCAAAAGAGAAGGTTGCAATTTACTCAGATAAAAACCTACATATGGATAACCTTAAGCCTATAACTGTAGGCTATAACATCGTCTCAAAGGAGGCATCGGAAAAGTGGCTCACTCACAGGTTGGTGCGAATAGCATCTCCTGAAGAAGTAGCCTCATACTACGGTAAGCAAGCATGAATATTTTAAGAATTCCACCATACCCACTTTCAGTTACTTATACAGTTCCAGATGATAACGCTGACTATATTTTGGTTATTGAAGATGTTGCAGAACAAACAGAGGTAGAGGAGTTTATAACCTCTAATGCAAATTCTCAACTTACATACTCTTTAACTGGAGACTTTGTGAAGTATGATAAATCCTATGCCCTTAGCATCTATGAGGATGTTGATGGAGAGCGTGGAGATATTGTAGTTGAAGATAACTTAGATGTTGCTAGACCATATGTAAACCCAACTACATTAGCCACTTCTGGAACAGCAACAGATATTGCTGCATACACAGAATATGAAAGCCTTGCAAGAGCAATCATTGACGCAATAACTGGTGGTTTTTATTATGATAGAACATATCTAGAAGTTGTCGGTCAAGGTACAGACTATGTACCACTTTGGAAAAGAACACATAAAATTTTAAAGGCATACGAAAATGCAGAATTAGTTTATGACTTAAGTGATACAGTTAATGGACCAGCCTTAAAATCTTATAACTATATAATTACTAAAGATAAATCTGCTATTACAAAAGACCCAATTGAAACAACAGATGCTATGAATCGTGCAGAAAGAAAATACCCAAGTATTCCTGTAGCGCCTTCAGACTCAATTAGCCTTTTTGATACAGAGGATAGTGGCAATGTTCAGACTATAGTACCAGCCGTAGCATTTCCAGAAGGAACTGACTATATCTTTTTGTTAGAAACTGGATATAAGGTAGTCCCATCAGATATTACAGATGCAGTAAAAATGTTAATTGAAGATATCAAATGTGGAAAACTTGATTACTATAAGAGATATATTAAAAACTATAGTACAGACCAGTTTAAGATTGAATACGATAAAAGAATGATAGACGGCACTGGCAATATTCTGGTTGACAAGATATTAGATAAATACGTAGAAACGATTATCCGTCCAGGAGTCTTATAATGGAATGCTGTCCAGAAACAGATTTCATGTACCCGATGAAGGCTGATATCTACTACCCAATAATTAAACAAACCCAATATGGTCAGGCTACAAAAGACTGGGTATTTGACAGAACAATTGTATGTAACGCAACAAACGTTGGTGGCGCAGGAACAGAAGACATTAAGCCTGAAACATTTTTACAGTATGAAAATAAACTAATTGCCAGAACAAAAAATGATCCAAGAATATCATCTACAAATTCTGAAAACGCTATTACAAATATTTTAGTTACAAACATAAGAAGTGCCAATGATGATATTATTTACAAAGAGACTGCAGGGGCTAGAGCAGGAAGAGGAACCATTTACGAAATGGCTACAGTAGAGCCTTTCCTGGGACCTTTTGGAAGTGTCGAATATTTTAAGATGCTCTGGCGTAGGACAGAAAATCAAACAGTGAGTGACTAATGAGAATAACAACAAACTCAAAACAATTTGAATCTCAGGTTGGTAATATTATTAAATACTCTATGGGATTTTTAGATGGTGTGCAAAAAGGTAAGTCAGTATTTTTAAAAAATCTTGGTGCAGGAACAATACAAGCAATGGCTGCATATGTAGATGTTTCTGCTAAAGGTAATCCTAATGCCCTACACCATGTGTACGAATGGTACCAAACAGGAAGCCCTAGCGCAAGACTATTTGACATAGACTATACAGTTAGTAATCTTGGTTTAACATTTAACTCAAAGTTTAAACAATCTAGAACATTAAAGGAAGATTCAAATGTTCCATTTTATAATAAAGCAAGCATTATGGAAAACGGAATACCAGTAACTATAACACCCAAGAAATCTTCAGTATTGGTTTTTGAACAAGGCGGAGAAACTATCTTTACCAAGAATCCAGTAACAGTGAGAAACCCAGGCGGAGATTATGTTGCTGGATCATTTGAAAGAACAATAGATGAGTTTATTCTTAAATATTTTAAGCAATCATTTTTACGTGCTAGTGGAATTTACGACTATATAAAGAAACCAGTTCTGTATAAGAAGAACTTTAAGGCTGGATCAAAACTGGGTAAATCTAAAGGAGTCGATACTGGATTTAGGTGGATAGCAAATGCAAAGATTGGTGTAGAATAGACCTATGACTTTAAATACTTATGCTCAGACTGGCTTCCCCCCAACATTTCTTAATGCTTATATAAACAGCGAGTTAAAAGAGTTTGGTTTGATTCCAGATGGACCTAACCCATTTCAACCATTTTTTCCAGCACAAAGCCCAATTAACATAGAAGACATTTATAACGATAGCGTTTATATTAAAAATAACCCAAATGCCATAGTCGTTATGTTTGATAGGCTTATTAGATTTAGACCAAATGCATTTTATAGAAATAAAAGAGAGCAACTTGTATACTTTATTTATGCCCCAGATTTGACCAAACTTTTTGATGCGACCAGGGTAATTATTGAGTGCCTAGACCGAGAAGATTCAGCAGCCCAAGATCTAAATGCCTGGCTATCGGTTAATGACATAGAAGATGAAAATGGCAATGCTATTACTAAAAATGTAATGTTTCATAATATTAAGGTTTATCAGGCAGATGAGGCAAGAGATATAGCCGAGTTAGCCTCAGCACGAACACTATTTTTGAACAAATTAGTCATAGAGTATGACTACCATACTATAGATACCCTTGGAACCTCCCAAAGATACACATAAAAATGATGTTATAATTATGGTGAGGAAACACAAACGCCGTACAACTTAATATCTATTCTTAAGGAAGAGGTGAATATATGGCATACAGTCGTGGAACGTCGTCCAACATCATTGTTGGTGCAGCAGCACTTTTCGTTGCAGACACAACCCTAACTCCAAATACTTTGGAGCCGTTTAGCACAGAAGTATCTTTTAGAGAAACACTCTCAAACGATGCAGACTACACAAACGTAGGTTACACCATGAACGGTCTAGAAATGCAGTTCCAACCAGACTTCGGTGAAGTCCAGGTAGACCAAATTCTTGACGTTGCAAAACTTTATAAGCAAGGCATGCAGGTTAATCTTGCAACTGCTTTTGCTGAGGCAACACTAGAGAATCTTCTCTTGGCGTTGGCATTCAGTTCAGACGAACTAACTGGTTCAAAGTCAACTCACTCAGGTCAGGTCTTGAACCTATCTGCAGGTGATATTGGAGAATGTCCAGTAGAGCGTGGAATTGTTGCAGTCGGTCCTGGTACAGGTGATTGCGTAGATTCTCCATTCGTGGAGCGTGTCTACACAGCATACCGTGCTTTGTCAATCGAAAACGTAACAGTTTCAGCAAAGCGTGATGAGGCTTCAATGTTTGAAGTATCATTCCGTTTGCTACCAGAAGATACTTCAGGCTCATATGGTAAGATCGTTGATCGTACCTTCGGAGACCTATTGTCTTAATAGTTTAACTATACATCAGAGCCCATGTCTTCGGATGTGGGCTTTGTTGTTTTATGGTAGAATAGAATTTCTATGGCAACTACAGTATATAAAAGTGAAATAATACATTTATTTGATGGTACAGAATTAGAAATAATGCCATTAAAGATTAAGTATTTACGTGAATTTATGCAGGCATTTGAAAATGTCAAGGTAACTAAAAATGATGATGAAGCCATAGCAGCCCTAGTAGAGTGTGTTCGTGTATGCATGAAGCAATACTACCCACCAATATCTGGAAGCGTAGAAGATGTTGAAGATAGTATAGACATGCCAACAATTTATAAGGTTTTAGATGTATCTGCTGGAATTAGAATTAACAAAAAATCTGAAGAGCCAGTAAAAGATCAGGCTGTAGAAAGCGGTTCTAGTTGGGATGACCTAGACCTTGCTAAATTAGAGTCAGAGGTATTTTTGCTGGGTATTTGGAAAGACTATCACGAATTAGAATTATCACTATCTATGCCAGAACTCATGGCAACACTAGAGGTAAGTAGAGAATTAGATTATGCAGAAAAGAAATTTATGGCTGCTATTCAAGGAGTTGACCTAGATGCAGAGTCTGGAAAAGGCAAGGGGCAGCAGGAATGGGAAGACATGAAAGCAAGAGTATTTAGTAAAGGTCAGACCAACGATTCAAATGATATTCTATCCTTACAAGGACCTAAAGCCCAGAAATTAGGGTTTGGTATTGGAATGGGATTAGATTACGAAAACTTAACAAAATAGCCTGTTTATGCTATAATTGAGTTAACCTATATAGGAGGAAATACATGGCAACAACCGTACATGAGGGCACAGAACTTACCCTTATGGATGGCTCAAAGATTAAGGTACGTCCACTTAAGATCTCTTTGCTCCGTCCATTTATGAAGAAGTTCGAACAAGTAGCAGGGGTGGCAGAAGATAACGAGAAGTCAATGACTCTTCTTATTGAATGTGTACAAATTGCAATGGAGCAGTACAGTCCAGACCTGTCTAAAGATATCAACAAACTAGAAGAGATCCTAGATCTCCCAACAGTTTATAAGGTTATTGAAGCCGCTTCTGGAGTTAAACTAACAGACGCAAATACTCTTTTAAATACAGTACTTGCAAACAACTAATACTTAAAAGAGGTGTAAATGAATGGCTGATGTAAATGCTAATATTGGCGTACATATTGATACGTCAGCGGCACTGGCAGAACTTAAAAACTTACAGCGTCAATTAGCCAACTTCCATTCTTCTGTAGCAAAGAATAGTGCAGCCTCATCAGCAGCACAAAAGAATCTACAGACTAATCTTTTAAACGCTATTAATGCCACTGGCAAATTCTCTGCCCAGATGGGGTTGGTAAGAACTTCAACGGAGTCGTTTACTCACGCACTGGAGAAAAATAAACTCTCTATGCGTGAGTATTTCCGTTATGCAGGCGGATCTACTAAGACATTCGGAAAGTTATTTAGACAAGAGTTTGACACAATTGGCAAGGTAGCCGAAGAACGTGTCAAGAAGATGCAGACCCAATATATTAAGATGGGTCGTGATGCATCTGGTGCAATGAAGGCAATGGCAATCACACCAAGAACATTGGATATGAATGATTACGCCACAAAAACAGCCTTAGCAGCACAGAAACAAGCATTATTTAATCAGTTAGTTAAGCAAGGTTCTACCAATCTTCTAAACTTTGGTAAGAATACCCAGTGGGCTGGTCGCCAGTTGATGGTTGGATTTACAGTACCACTTGCATATTTTGGTACAGCAGCAGCCAAAACATTCATGGATCTTGAAGCACAGGCTATTAAGTTTAAGCGTGTTTATGGTGACATGTTTACCACAACAGATCAAACAACTAAGGCTCTTGCAGATATTGAGGCTCTTGCTAAAGAGTTTACCAAATATGGAGTTTCTGCAGTTAAAACTATGGAACTTGCTTCACAGGCTGCAGCAATGGGTAAGCAGGGGGCAGACCTTACTGCACAGGTAGCAGAAGCAAATAGACTTGCAGTTCTTGGCGGTGTAGAACAAACACAAGCATTAGAAACAACAATATCTCTTACTAACGCTTTTGGTATAGCATCAGAAGATTTGGCAAAAAAGATTGACTTCTTAAACTCCGTAGAAAACCAAACAGTTGTATCTATTGAAGATTTAACAATCGCAATTCCAAAGGCTGGTCCAGTTGTACAGCAACTTGGTGGAAATGTAGAAGATTTAGCATTCTTCCTAACAGCGATGAAGGAAGGTGGAATTAATGCATCAGAAGGTGCTAACGCACTTAAGTCTGGTTTGGCATCACTTATTAACCCAACCAAAAAGGCAGCAGAAATGCTTGCTGGTTATGGAATTAATATTAAGGCAATCGTTGAAGGAAATCAAGGAAACGTAAGACAAACAGTTATTGATTTTTCAAGAGCATTGGATACACTTGATCCACTTAATCGTGCTCGTGCAATTGAACAGTTGTTTGGTAAGTTTCAGTTTTCACGTCTATCAACACTATTCCAGAACGTAACTAAAGATGGTACACAGGCAAGCAGAGTACTGCAACTTGCTGGCTCATCTGTAGAACAACTTGCAATCCTATCTGAACGAGAATTAAAAACAGTAGAAGATGCTGTTGGAACACAGTTTAAGTCAGCAGTAGAAGAACTTAAGTTAGCAATTGCTCCGATTGGAAAAACATTTCTTGAAGCAGTTACCCCAATTGTTAAAACTATTGGAAATCTGCTTGATAAGTTTAATAACCTTGGAGATGGAACAAAGAAGTTTATTGTAATTGCTTCTACGCTTGTTGGCATTATTGGTCCAACATTATTGATGACATTTGGTTTGCTTGCTAACGGTGTAGCAAATATTATTAAATTATTCCTTGCTCTTCGTGGTGGATTCTTAAAACTTGGTGGTAATACAAAGATTCTTGCAGAGCAAACTGGATACATGAATGCAGAGCAACTTGAGGCTGCAACTGTTGCTGCATCTCTTAACCAAGCACACACAAGATTAACACAGTCATTTACAGCAGAAACATCTGCAGTTAGATTACTTCGCCAAGCATACATTGATGCTACAGTAGCAGCAGCAAACTTTGCTAGAGCAAACCCAGGCATGATGATGCCAGGTAAGGGTGGCGCTCCAAAGAAATTTGCTAGAGGAACAGCATCTGTTCCAGGCAGGGGAAGAAAAGATAATGTTCCTGCAGTATTGATGCCTGGAGAAGCAGTAATACCAACAGATATAGCACAAGATCCACAGTTCCAACCAATTATTGATGCAATGCTTAGTGGAAAACTACAAGCATTTGGAACTGGAACTGGAGACGCACAACCATTTGCTAATTCTCCACAGTTCCAACCAAAGATGGATCTAAGCGGACCTTCATCACAGGTTCTTAATACTAACCCAAGCCAAGTAAATAGACTTGTCTTAGGTTTATCTGGAGTAACACAAGAAAGCAATGAAGCGTTTGCAGCAAGAAGTGCAAAATTACTTGCAAGAATGCAAGGAAACAAAGCAACAGTTACTGCAGACGGCATGTTATCATTTGGTGGTAAAACATATCCTACAACAAGTCAAAAAACTGCACTTGCTCTTAAGAAAAAAATTGAACAACTTCTTGCAGATGGATATCAAACAGAAAAAATTGTAAATGCTTTAGATAGAAATGTTGAGCGTGGTCGCCCAATGACTGCTTCACAACTTGATAGAAGACTTTCTATTGGTAGAGGCTCATCAACTGGAACATCTGCACCATCATCAATTAGAAATCTTGCCAAGCAGTCTCAATCAGGATTTATGTCAGAGACTCGTGCCATTAAGGAAGTCTTAAGAAGACAGGGAATTGTTTTAACACCACAACAAGAAAAGAATTTATTTAATGTTCAAGCATCTCACATTCAAGAAGTAAGAAGTGCTGGAGTTAAAGAGTGGAAGGCTAATAACCTAGTAGCAGATTTAGGATATGTAAATAACTACTTAAATACTGTAAAGGGTAAACTTGGTCAAAATCTACTTGGAATGTCTGACGAACAACTTAAGTCAATGGGAATTGATAGAAATGAACTTAAGAAGTTACAGTCTGGAACACATCCAACAAATGCTAGAGCAGCAGAAACACTACGTGCTGTTGCTAGATATGATGCCTCAATCAATCCTAATTCATATCAGGCAAAGGCTGTGCTTGCAGGACTAGAGTATCGCTCAAAGAGTAATTTCTACTCACAACCAATGAAAACTTTGGCAGATATAACCCCTACAAAGAAATCAAGAACTAAGACTGGAGTTGTTGATGGTCAAACTGGTAGAGCAAAGCCAACATCTGTAGGTGTAGTTGGTGGAGGTATTAGCGATAGAAGGCAAGTTGCTATTGGTAAGGGCGAAACAGTTCTTAATAAAAAAACAACAAGTGCAATTCGTAGTGGAAAGCCAGCATTTATTCCAGGTCTTGGCAAGATTAGAATTGCTGGAGCCGAGCAGGGTATCCCAACAGGACAAAAAACTGGAAGCACTACAGTTGGAGCGGTATCACAATCAGCACAACTATCTCGTGCACAGTTAATAGCAGCAACAGAAAAGATAAGTTTAAAAGAAGCAAAGCGTAGAATAGCAGCAGAAAGAAAACTTACTACATCTATGGAAGAGTCTACAAAGGCTCAGATGACAACAAAAGAAAAACTAACTCAGTTCAGTTCAAAGGCAGGCGTTGGAATTGGAGCAATGAGTGGTTTGACAATTGCTGCCTCATTTGCTGGTGGTCAGGTTGGAGAAATGGCTCAAAAGATTATGCCATTTGTATTTGGTTTACAAGGAATAACAATGCTTCTTCCTATGCTTGCAAACCCTTGGGTAGCAGCAATTGCAGCCATTGCTGTTGTTGGCGGAGTATTTATAAAGATGGCTAAAGATGTTGAAAAGGCTAGAAAGGCTGGAGTTGATCTTGCTAAGTCTATGAATATGACATCTGATAAACTTCAGAGTCTTGCAGAAACTACTGGAACGGTAAGCGCTACAGAAGAAGCAAATAGAAAGCGTCAAACCACTTTAACTGGTGAAGATGCCGTACAAAGAAAATTTGGTCAAAATATTCTTGGTAGTGAATTTGGCAAAAACCTTTTGGCTGATATTGAAAAACAAGCACAGTCTGGTCAAGGTATTCAACAAATTGGTACAAACATTTCTAATAGTCTTGCCTATGCCATTGTTCAGGGTGTAATAACAACAGATCAAGCAAAAAGTATTGCATCAGCACTTGGTGAAGAATTAAAGAGTTATGAAATACCAGCAATTATTAGTGGAAAATTAACAACCCTTCTTGGACCTAATGGCGAAAATCTTGCAACAGATCCACTTAAGATTACTCTTGCAATTCAGCAAGAATCAATGAATAGACAGGCTGATTTCTTTAAGACTGCTATTGAACAATCAGTTAACACCGTAACATTTACTAACATTGGTCAAGTTATTGGTGGAGGAATTACTGCAGCAGTTGGTGGACTTATGGCAGCAGCAGGAGTTCCAGCGCTTGCTGCAGGAGGTCTTCCAGGTGCAGGACTAATTGCTGGTGGAACTGCTCTTACTGCAGTAGGAACAGCAAACGTTGCTGCTGGATTATCAGATCAAAATACACGTAGAGAAGTAAATGCTAAACTAGGCGCAGCAGCGCTTCAACTTGGTCTAGAGCAAGTAGCAATGAATAATGGTCTTGTTGATTCGCTTAATAGGCAATATGACATTAAAGTTAAAATGGCTAAAACAGATGATGAAATTAAAAAAATTGAAGAAGAAAGAAAAACAGCACTTGAGGCTTTAAATACTAAAAATGCAGAAGCCTTAAATCTTCTTATTGCACAAAAAGATGCTTTTGGTCCAGAAATATTCACAAAAGGAATAAATGCAGCAATAGACTCTCTTTATAAAGAAGGACCTATGAAGGTTTTTGCTGATGAAGCAAAGAAAGCCATGGATGGATTAAAAGACGCAGACTTTAAGGCAATGCTGCAAGTTCAATTTGCTAGTGGTTCACTTGATCCCGTAACTATAATGAAACTTGCAAAAAATGAAGACATTCAAAGTCAATTTACAGTTTTAGTTGAAACACAGGGCAGCGAAAATGCAAATCTAGTTATGCAATTGCTTATGAAGGCTGGAGTATCAGATACTAATCTTCCAATCTTTATGGATATTATAAATAAAGATAAAAAGAATTTTGATAAAAATATGAAGGCTATTGCAACTCTTGCTAACATGCAGCAAAAATATGGCATTACTATTAATGTTAATGATGATGGAGCAACACAGATAAAAGAAGTTGTTGCTATAACTGAAAGATTAGCAGGAATAACTGAAGATGAATTAACAAAAGAAGCCTTCTTAAATCTAGGCATTACTGGAGATATGACATCTGCAGAATTTGATAAGTTATGGACAACTTTGGTTGGTACTTCTAAAACTATTAATAAGAGTGTTGTTATTGACTTTGTTGCTGCAGGAGATGAAAATGTTCTAAAGGCTTACATGGCTGCACAGGGAATTACTACACCGCTGCTTATTATGAGTCCTGAATACCGTTCACAACTTGAAAAAGAAGCAGCAGCAGATCTTGTTGGAAGACAAGGAAAACTAGATAAAGGTAAAATTCCTGGAGACACAGATAAAACAGATTTAGACACAGGTGCAAGAGATACAACACTTGATGATATTTTAAATAGACTCAAAATGGTTCGTAAGGCATCAATTAATGCTACTGGAGGAATTAATGAACTGCTCAAGGTTACAAAAGGCAAAGGATTAACTCAATTTGGTGGAGTAATGCAAAACCTTATGAACCAAGCACCTGGAGCAATGAATAAAGAGTTCCTTGATTTTATTAGTCAAATGGATGATAAGACTCGTAAAACATATATGACCATTAAAAATGGTAAGGCAATTTTAACTGACCAAGGCAAGGCTCTTAAAGAAGCATTTGATGAAGCAGTAATTGGAGAATATCAACTTACACAGTCACAAACTGTAGACTCTACAAAGGCTCAATGGAATGCGTTTATGAAACTAAAGGATGCTGGAATAGATGCTGCACAAGCAATTGAAATGGTTGCAGATGCCGAACTTGCAGTAGCAATAAATGGAAAAGATATTAGTTCTGAAGAATTAAAGAGAATGGCTACTGATGCCAAGGCTGCTGCACAAGCAGTTAAAGACTTACAGCAAGACCTTAACATGCAAACAAGAGAAGGTCAGTTCCAGATATTCCAAGATTCATTTGGTGCGGCAATGGATTATTTTGATGCACAATCAGCACTTGTTGAACAAGAAAGAAACGCTGCTCCAGCATATAAAGAACTAACAAAAGAGATAGATGCTCAAACAGCAGCAATAGATGCAGCAGAAAAAGTTATTAGTGACTATCAAGATAAGATTGGCAACCTTCAGTATGACCTAGAATATAACACTGTCTACGGAGCAAGAATAATAGATAATCTTAATGCACAGATTGATACCTTAAATAGAACTGCTGATATTAATTTTGATAGACCGCTTGCAAACTTAAGTGATGAATCTAACATTCTTTCAAATACTTTAGGACTTATTGATAGAGCAGAAGAAAGCATTAATAAAAAATATGATGCCCAAGAAGAAGCCTTGTCAAAAATTTCACAACTTAACTCTGAAATTGCAGCACAAGAAAAACAAAGACTTACACTTGCTGATGCATTAAGTCAAGGAGATATTGCCGCCGCCGCTGCTGCTGCTCAAGAAATGAGGGCAACGGCTGCAGAGGCTGCATCACGTAGATCATCTGGAGTTCTTGCTGCTGCACGAGAAGCAGAAATTGGTGCGGTATCAGTTAGCGGAATGACAAGAGTTCAAATTGAAGAGCGTCAGTTCCAAATTGGTCAACAAACATTTGCACTAGAACAACAACGTCAAGTTGTTGAAGCACAGATCCTTGCTATACAAGATCAGATTTATGCTAAAGAACTTCTTCGTGAGCCAATTAATAAAAAGATTAGAGACTATCAATTTGATATAGATAAGAAGCAACGTGAATCTTTAGTACCAGCACAACAGGCTCTTGAAAAAGCAACTCTTGCTAAAGAGCAATATGAGAAACAGACTGCTGCACTTATTAAGAGTATTACTTACCAAGGTCAGACAAAAGATCAATGGGTAATTATTAATACAGAATTAACTGCTGTAGAGTCTAAGATGAAGGCTGTTGAAGCAGAAACAAGTAAATCTGCTAAAAATACAGCAGCAATCCTTGCTTCTTGGCAAGCCCTCAAGAGTAAGACCATTACCCTTACAGAAAATGTAAATAGAATTATTACAACAACAAATATAGTCAATACCGTATATACAAGTAGCGGTAGTGGTAGTAGTACACAAAAGAAAATGTATGGTGGAAAAATTATGCCAATGAACTATGGCGGAATGGTTCCTAAGTATTTTGCTGCAGGTGGTAGAGTTGGATCTGATTCAGTTCCAGCAATGCTTACCCCTGGAGAGTTTGTAATGAATAAGGCTGCAACCAAGAGATTTGGTCCAATGCTTAATCAGATGAATAATTCTAAGTTCCCTTCAATGATTGAAGATATGACTCCAGCAGTTTATTCATCTAATAATTCATCTGTAGTAATGCCAACAATAACATCTGTAGCAACAACGGTTTCAGACAGTTCTACGACCATGTATAATTATAATATTGGAATTACAGTTCCACAATCAAATGCAAGTTCTAACGATATTGCTAGAGCAGTAATGGGTCAGATTAAGTATATTGATTCACAGAGAATTAGAGGACAAAGATAATGGCTACCGCAGCATATTTAACAGGTCGTCGTAGATATCAACGCCCACAGGCTTTACTTTGGTCTGAGAACGCAGGAACCTTGGTAGATGGAGTTTATGTACCAACAGGCTATGAAATAGGCGTAGATGCCCCAGAGGGGGCTGATGAAGCCCTTCTAGACCAGTTCTTAATACTTTCTGACCATAATCGAGGGGAACTTCAATTTAAACCAGTAAGAATAGAACAACGTCAAAGAACCATCAATGGTAGGATGAGGTCTTATCATATTGCCGACAAATTAACTATGTCATTATCTTGGAATCTATTACCATCTAGAGGTTTTCATTTACCAGCAGATTTTAATCCAACAACTGGTGCTTCACCATATAAAAATGTTGCTGGTCAAGAGTACACAGCAGATGGTGGAGCAGGTGGAGTAGAGTTATTGGATTGGTATGAAAATCATAAAGGTCCATTCTGGATGTATTTAGCATATGATAAATATAATAACTTTGGTAAAGATAGTGCTGCTTATGGTCATCTAGCACAATATAATCAAATTATGCAGGTATACTTTGCTGACTTTAACTATACTGTCGTAAAACGTGGTGGTGGTAACCATGATCTTTGGAATATTTCGGTAACGCTGGAAGAGGTCTAAAGTGTTTGTAAATGAAGCGCTAAAGACACACCTAGAAACATCTGCAACAGTTAGGCTGCAGTCATTAGTTTTGGCTGAGTGGAATATGAATATGCCAGACAATATTTATAAACTTGGCAACTATAGGTATAGACCATTAGACAGTTCTTCACAATATTTTACACTACCAAATGATTTTGACCAACTAGATGCTGGAAATTATTTTACTGGAGCAACAGATGCCGATGTGGTAATTGATGGTGGTTTTACAAATTCAAATGTGCCTCAGTTATTTACATCAACTAAAGATAAGATGAAGATGATATATTCTTTAGAAGATTGCTTAAAGCCATTTAGACCTAGATCAGGTATTAATAAACCACTATATTTTAATAATAAATTTTTAGCAAACTCTGGTGCATCAATGGCACAAAGACCAAGATACTATATGCCTTCTAGGTATGATGAGTTTAAGTATTGGACATCATATAGAACAGAAAATAATATTGAAAGAGGCATTGCTAAAAATATTTCTAATGGATTGTACTATATTGATGATGCTGCTCCATTTGTTGTATATAAAGAAAACGTTCCAACCAATAGAATTATTATTAAAATGCAGACAAACATTGGTGATGTTAATTTAGGTCCATTTATTAATGGAACTTCTTCAATAGCAGATCCATTATTTGGAACTGCAAATAAAACAACTCCCACAAGGTGGAAGGTTCAGTACCTTAAAGGCAATAGTTGGGTAGATGCATATTCATTTAGAGAAAATGACACAAGAGCATCGGGAGAACCAATCATAGATACAGATGGATACGTTGAACTTGAATATGGTTTAATTATTCCAGAAGAGTATCAGTCTTCTTTTGTATTTGCAGAAACACTATCTTCAGACACATTGCTTCCAGAAACAAGCGTAGAAGGTTATGCCTACCTTGTTATTGAAAACGAAGGGGATCGTGGAACATTCTATATCTGGACTAATGGAGACTATGCAACATTTACACCACAGTATGGATGGCAATTAGGCTCAGAAGAGGTAGCCAACAATACTAATTTTGTAACTGATTTAACATCTCCAGACTCATTTGATAATGATATAGACGGAGACGTAACTTATAGAGAATTTCAATATATACGTGGAATGCGTATAGTCGTTGATGTTATGAATAAGTTTGACTCTACCTTTGATTTAATTGAAATGTCTCCAAGATTAATTGTTGATATTTCTGATAAAGTTACTGACTTTAGAATTACTAAAACACTTTCTGATATTGGGATTACATCTTTGCCAGTTGGACAGTTGCTTGCATCTAACGGAGAGATATCTTTGTTTGATGATGACCAAGCATTTAATGATCAAAATTCTTCAAGCATTGTTTCAGAATATGTAAGAAAAAACATCAAATTTAATTTTTATGAAGTAATCTTAGGTGTAGATGGGTTTGATTATTATGTTCCTATCAAAACTTTATACTCAGAGGGTTTTCCACAAGCAGATGTAACTGCGGGAACAATATCTATTCAGTTAAGAGATTTTTTCTTTTTCTTAGAATCTATGTCAGCACCAAGACTATTAACTACTCAAACATCTTTAAGTTATGCAATAACAACACTTCTTGATTATATTGGTTTTACAAACTATACCTTTAAACGTGTTGCTGGAGAGTCAGATCCAATTATTCCGTATTTTTTTGTTGCTCCAGATCAAAATGTTGCACAAGTCTTAAATCAATTAGCACTTGCTACTCAGACAGCAATGTTTTTTGATGAATACAATA